ATGATGGATAGCTACACTGAGCTACAGAACCGTATTAGACTGGTGACTCATAGTCAGACAGAAATGGCTCAGGCTACAGAAAGCGTGTTTGATATATCGTCTCGAACCAATCAAGCTGTTGGCGCAACCGCTCAAATCTATCAACGTTTTGCAAAAAATGCTGATACTTTAAATATTAGTCAGCAAAAAGTCGTAGAACTAACAGAAACTGTATCAAAGGCAGTCGCTTTATCAGGTGCCGCACAAGCGTCATCAGAAGCGGCATTAATGCAGTTCGGTCAAGCTTTGGCTAGTGGTGAGTTGCGTGGTGCTGAGCTTAATTCTGTGATGGAACAAACACCAGCTTTAGCACAAGCTATTGCAGATGGTTTAGGTGTTAGCGTTGGCGCACTTAAAGATATGGGTAAGAATGGTGAGTTATCCATCAACAAAGTGATAACTGCACTTGAAAAAGCAAAATCGTCTGTTGATAGTGATTTCGATAAACGTGTAAAAACACTCTCGATGTCATACACCAATCTCGAAACATCATTTATTAAATATGCCGGTGAAGCTGACCGCACTTATGGCATCACGCAGAAACTTGGTGAGAGTGTAGATTTTGTTTCGAAAAATCTTGATCAATTAATCACTGCAGCGGTTGTTTTAACTGGTGCCTTAGCCGTTGGCAGAATTAGCCAATACAGTGCAGAGTTAGCAAAATCAGGTATCATCAGCGCAAAAAATGCTTTAGCTCATACAGCGGAAGCAAAAAGCATTTATGAAAGAGCGACAGCAATGCGAGCTGCTGCACAACTTGAAATGTCTAGTTTGACTGCACAATTACAGCTTGCTCAATCTGAACAAACTCGATTTGCATTGCGTGAAAGAATGAAAGTGCAGTCTGCTCAAATTATTGCACTGGCAGAAGCAGAAGCTGCAGCAAAACGAAATCTTGCTACAGCAACTAATCTTGCAACGATGGCGGCAAAAGGTTTGCAAAGTGTAATGGCTTTACTTGGTGGCCCAGCTGGTGTTATTGGTATTGCGGCTACATCATTATTATTTTTCAGTTCACAAGCGGCAGAAGCTCGACAATGGGCATTAGATACGTCTGTTGCTAACCAAGCTTTAGCTGATTCTTATGATCAAATCAGTGAATCAGCATTATCACTTAAAATTACTAAACAGCTTGAAAATATAGAAAAATATTACGCTGAAATCGAAAAATTAAAAGCGGGAATAGCGACAAAACAGGCTGGTGCAGATTTTGATGGTATTAGCGTTGGTGGAAATACAAATGATGCTGAAATTGAAAGTTTAAAAAACAAAATCCAAGTAATTAAAGAAAATGCCGATGTTGCAAGACAGGCACTTGAGAAAATGCTTTCGCCACTTGGCGAGAAGATGTTGCGAGCAGGTAAAAATGTTGATGAAGTGCGGCAGAAATTCAAGTTGCTTGGTGTATCAGCCGAAACTGCAGATAACATTATAGCTAACTTGCCAAAAAGCTTTAATGATACGGCTAATAGTGCAAATAAAGCGGCAGATAAGACGTTAGATTTAAAAGATGCGATGGAGAAGCTGAAAGAGAAATCTACGTCTCTTGCTCAAAAGCTTGAAGTTGCAAAACTCAAACAACAAGGTCAGGCTAAATCCGCTTATGTGTTGGCTGGTCTTTATGAATTGCTTGGAAAGGAAGGCGCTGAATACAACGAAGTATTGATTGGTATTGCTACAGGTACAATCACTGCAGCTAATGCGGCAGATAAAGCTGTCGGGTTATCACTTGAAACACTAAACAAGATTTTAGCCGGTAAAGCAACATTGGAAAAAATGTTTTCCGATGAAACCAAAGTGACAACAATTGAAACTCAAATCAAAGAAAGCAACAAAAAATCAGGTGGTCGAAAATCATCAGGTGAAAATGCTCGAGATAGTTGGTTGAGTTTCTATGACGAAATTCGTAAGAAAAGTAGTTCTAGTCTTGCTGAAATTGACTTGGAACAAACAAGAATGTTCCAGCGCTTAGAAGAGCACAACAAAAAAGGTGTTGTATCTCACCAAGAATATGAAACAGCAAAAACAGCTATCACCGAGCGGTTTGCTCGTCAACGGTTAGAGCTTGCAGGGAAGTATGCGCCTGAGAAATTATTACGTGCAAACTTAAATGATGAGTTAGCGGTAGTTGAAGAGCTTAAAAAAGCAGGACAGCTTACAGGTGGTGAAGCTAATGCTGCTGAATTGCAATTGAAGTTTGATTATGCTCAAAACAGATCTCAAAGTGCGGTCAATCCATTAGATCAATTACGCGCACTTTATGATCCGCAACAAGAGCTAATTAATCAACAAACGCAAGAGCTTGCTCAGCTCCAAGCATTTAACGATCAAAAGTTAATCACGGAAGAAGAATTCCAACAACGCAAACAGCAAATCATTGAAAAATACAGAAATAGCCAGTTTCAAGAACAAATGGGGCTTTATGCTAATGGATTAAATGATCTTGGTAGTGCGTTTGGAACTTTAACATCGGTCGTTGAACAATCAGCAGGTAAGCAATCTGCAGCTTATAAAGCAATGTTTGCAGTATCAAAAGCGTTCGCAATTGCAGAAGCTACGGTGAAACTATCTCAAGCAGTCGCACAAGCGATGGCAGATACAACCGCACTTACTCCAGCTCAAAAATTTGCAAATATGGCAGCGGTTGCAGCGGCCGGTGCTAATGTTATCTCTCAAATCACTAGCGTAGGATTTGCTAAAGGTGGTCATGTTGTCGGAGAAGGTACTGGAACAAGTGATTCTATCTTAGCTCGATTATCTAACAATGAATTTGTTATGACATCCCGCACGGTTGATCACTATGGTGTTGGGTTTATGAACGCTTTAAACCAACGCAGATTCCCTAAATTTGCAAATGGCGGTCATGTTGGTGGCAAATCTGATAGTTATGACGGATTGTTCAGCGGTGGTGGAGCATCAACTAATAACGAAGTATCAATAACAATAAATATTGATAAAAACGGAAATGAGAGTGTTACTGCTGAGCAAAAAGCCGAACAAGGCAAAGAGCTTGCACTAGCAATCCAAGCAAATGTACTTGAAGTGTTAAGAAAACAACGTCGTCCAGGTGGAATGCTTGGATAAGGAGATGAGATGGCTTTAAAAATATTGCCTTGGTGTCCGCAGCCTGGTTATACGGTTGATGAAGAACCAAAGCGGAAAGTGCTTAATTTTGGAAATGGCTATCAGCAACGAATGGAAGATGGAATTAATGCTCTTTTGAGAAAATATTCTGTTACCTATAAGGTTAAAAATAGCCAATCAGCAGAATTTCGTCAATTTATGAAAGAGCACGGTGGAGTCCGTGCTTTTTATTTTAAAGACGTCGCACTAAATGGGGAGTTAGTTAAAGTTGTTTGTGTTAAGTTCCCTCGCCAAATTGGATTAACTTACACAACCTTTAATTGTGAATTCGAAGAGGTAGTGTAAATGCCTAAAAATTTACCTAAGAAAATGACCGCACTTTTGCCTGAATTAGAGCAAGGTGCGCTTATTGAATTGTGGGATATTGATTTACGCCATATTACTCCGACTAACGGTTCTAATACTGCAGGTGAATTGTACCGATTCCACAACGGTTTAAACCAAGGGCGAACCAATATTTGGTGGCAGGGAAATGAGTATCAAGCCTATCCAATTAAAGCAGATGGATTTGAAATTAGTGGGCAAGGACCTAGCGCTCGTCCGACATTAACAGTATCTAACCTATATGGCATCATTACTGGTATTGCGGTTAATTTAGGACAAGGCGTTGGTGGTAAAGTTACTCGTAGATTGGTTTATGCACAGTTTCTTGATGCTCGTAACTTTGATGGTGGCAAAAACGCTCAAGCAGATCCTACACAAGAAGCGGTGAGTTATTACATCATTGAGCAATTAAAAAGCCTTGATGATAAACAAGCTACTTTTGAACTGGCATCACCTGCAGAAACGGATAACGCAAAAATCCCTCTGTTGATGATTACATCGGATGTTTGTATTTGGCAATATCGTTCGCCACAATGCGGTTATACAGGTGGACCTGTTGCCGATGAATTTGATAAACCAACGAACGACCGTAATAAAGACAAATGTTCGCATTGTATCCGTGGTTGTAAATTGAGATTTGGTGAGAATGCTGTGTTACCGTTTGGCGGTTTTCCAAGCACAACTCAGTATGGGAATTGATCATGATTATTCCGGATAAATTAAAAAAAGAGATACTGTCTCACGCTAAAAGTACAGAGCCACAAGAATGTTGTGGCTTTGTTGTATTTAAAGACGGTTTTTCTTATATCCCTTGCGAAAACATCTCACACGATCCTGTTAATTTTTTTGAAATATCGCCAGATGATTTTCTTCTTGCTGAAGAACGTGGTGCCATTGTAGCGTTGGTGCATTCTCACCCTGATTCTGCTTTTGAAAAAGGATTGCCATATTTATCCATTGCTGACAGAGAATGTCAGGTTAGAACACAGTTAGATTTTTGGCTGGTGGCGGATGACGACATTAAACAGTTCCGTTCTATTTCACCGCTGATTGGTCGCCAATTTGAAAACAATAAACAAGATTGCCGAAATATCATTCTTGATTGTTATATGTTGGCCGGTATTGAATTGCCCGATCAATCCACTTACGAATTTGAATGGTTTGAGCACTCCAATTTATATGAAGAAGGCTTGGCTCGTTGTGGATTTGAAAAAATTCCTTTTGATGAAGAACCGCAGCTTGGCGATGTGATTTTAATTAAAGTCGGTGCAAATGTAGCTAATCACGCGGGAGTGTATCTAGGTGATCAGATGATGGTTCATCATAGTGAAAGTCGTCTCTCTGCACGTGTGCCTTATGATGGCTTTTGGCTTAATTCAACGCATTCAATTTGGAGACATTCAGAATGGCAAAAATTAAATTTTATGGCGATCTTAAACGATTTGGCCGTGAGCCGATTGAACTTGAAGTAAGTAATTTCAGAGAATTGATGAGTGGACTGTTATCTCAAATTAGTGGCTTACGTGAGCATTTGAAAAATGGCTATTATAAAGTTCGTATTGGCAGTAAATATCTATCCGAAGAACAATTAAAAACAACGCCTATTATCTCATTGAAAAATGATTGTACGGTGCATTTTACGCCAGTGATTGTTGGTTCTGGTAAGAATGGAGCTGGAATATTTCAAATTGTTGCTGGCATTGTAATTATTGCAGCGAGTATTATCAGTTACCAATATTATGGTGTCGGATATGGCACTGCATTAATGTTTGGTGTATCTGGTGCGGCCATGGCATTGGGTGGTGCAATAACATTACTCTCTAGACCTCCAGATATGAATACTAAAATTGATGAAGGTGAAAAAAAACAAAGTACATCATTCAGCAATCTTCGTAATTTAACTCCGCAAGGGAGACCTATTCCGTTATTGTACGGTAAGATGATGACCAGTCTTGTACTGGTGTCTCAAGGGATTGAAACATTTGACGATGTTTAGGTAGTAAATCAGTATATCACTAATAAATTTAACCGCTTATAGGCACTGCTTATAGGCGGTTTTCTTTTAAAGAGGTACTTATGGGCGGTAAAAGCCAAGGTTCAGCGCGCACACCACATGAAGCACCTGATAGCCTTCGTTCTTCGCAACGATTACGTGCTATTGGTTTAATCTCTCTTGGTCCAATCAAAGGTCCAGCCAATAAATGGAAATCGACTTACTTTGACAATACGCCAATCCAAAATGCAAACGGTGTTGATGATAATGATGAGTCAAGTTTCAATTTCAAAAACACAGAGATAGCATATACACTCGGCACGCAGGATCAAATGCCGCTACAAGGCTTTGAAATGTCAGAGCGTGAAGTATCAGTTGGCGCTGAAATTAAAAATGTTACCCCTGTAACAAGAACTGTCATTGATCCTGATGTGACACGTCTCAGAATCACATGTGGTGTAAGTGCGTTATTTTCTCAAAATGATAATGGTGATACAGAGGGAACATCTGTATCACTTGAAATCTTAATCAATGGACTCCCCAGAGCAGTAAAAAATATTAGTGGTAAATCATCATCTCGTTTTTATCGCAGTTATATCATTGATAATTTACCGCCTAAACCATTTACCATTACAGTCAAAAGATTAACGGCCGATAGTAAATCACAGCGGTTACAGAATGGCACTCACTGGGTCAGCTATACAGAAATCATTGATACCAAACTGTCATACCCAAACATGGCACTAATTGGTATTAAAACGGATTCTCGCTATAACCCAAATTTCCCTAATGTAAATCTATTGCTTTATGGCCGATTGGTGAAAGTGCCAAGTACATATAATCCTGAAACAAGAACGTACGCACCTGGTATTTGGCGCGGTGACTGGAAAGAAGAGTGGACGGACAACCCTGCATGGATTTTTTACGACTTAGTCACTAATTCATTGGCTGGACTAGGTAAACGAATTGGGGAATATGGATTAGATAAGTTCCAGCTTTATCAAATTGCAAAATACTGTGATGAATTAGTCGATGATGGATATGGTGGCAAAGAACCACGAATGGTATCTAATCTATGGATTACAGAACAGCGTGATGCCTATAACGTGCTATCGGACATGGCTTCTGTTTTTCGCTCTATTGCAGTGTGGAACGGAACGCAGTTTTCGGCTATCCAAGATAGAACATCGGATCCAGTTTGTTTATATACTCAATCAAATGTAGTTGATGGTAAATTCTCTCGCCAATTCGCAGCAGGAAAGACAATTTTCACTGCAGTGGAAGTTGAATATGCCGATGAACGTAACTTCTATCAAAAGGCGGTTGAGTACGTTGCAGATGATTTAATGATTGCTCGCTATGGCTATAACGTTAAGAAAATTACAGCCTACGGATGTACAAGTCGTGGGCAAGCTCACAGATACGGCAAATGGGTATTAGAAACATCTCGTCTTGAACAATGCACTATTACATTTGTAGTAGGTCGCCAAGGATTATTGCATTTGCCAGGTGACATCATTGAAATTGCCGATAATGATTTTGCTGGCAAAACACTTGGTGGACGAGTTGTAGCGATAAGCGGCAAGAAAGTAACGCTTGATCAACCTGTAGAAATCACTGGTAATAGCTATTTAAGTTATCTCAATGATGAAATGCAGTTGGTGAAAATCAAAATTATCAATGCAGATAATACAAATAAATCAGTTGTTACATTAGAAACCAATCCTGTTGGTTTGAATGTGATGGATGATTGGGTATTAAAAACACCGCAAGTATCTACTCAGCTTTACCGTGCTCTCGGCATTACTGAAAACGATGACGGGAATTATACCATAACCGCACTGCAGCATGAACCGCAAAAAGAAGCGATTGTTGATGGTAGTGCAAGTTTTGTGCCTGTTGTATCAACAATGCACAATGGACTAACAAAAGTAACTAATGCTGATGTAGTTTATAGCGCCGATGGTATAAAACTAACTTGGTCAGTACCCACAACAGATACGTTATTAACCTATGAAGTGCGGTTATATCGCAACGGAAAGGTTTTTAAAACATATCTAAACTTAAAAAATCCAGAAATATCATTTGAAGGATTGCCTGACGGAAGTTATACCGCAGAAATCAGAGCTAAAAACCAAAGTGGCCAATTGTCAGATCCTGTAACACGCTCATTTGAGATTAATCTCAATATTCCTAGATTTGTTACTAAATCCTTGTTGTTTGCTATTGAGCTTGATTGGGATTTACCTAAGACATTTACACCTGGGTTTAGCACTGAAATTTGGCGTAGCAATACAAATGACATAAGCACTGCAGTGAAAGTGGCAACACTGCCATATCCTCAAAGTAATTATGTTATTAATGGTGTGCCTTTATCGACAGGCTATTACTTTTATTTGCGAGGAGTAGATAAACAGGGAAATAAAGGTGAGTTCACCGAAGCTGTATTTGGTGAAGCAGATCATAATCCTGATAACTTGTTAAATGCGTTAGAAGGTAAAATCACCAAGTCACAACTTGGTCAAGATCTCATAAACTCCATTAAAGCTGATATTAATAATGCAGTTGGGGAAGAAGCTAAAACAAGACAAACCGCTGTCGCAGGTGCATTAGCTCAAATAGCTGCACAAGCTCAATCATCAGGAACCGCAATTAAAAATCTTGAAAAAGCAGACCAAGCACAAGCTGAAACAATTAAAACCGTGACAGCTAAGGCAGAATCAGCTTTATCAGGCATTACTGCAGTAAGACAAGCTCAAGCGGAAAGTGATAAAGCAAATGCACAACAAATTAACGCTTTAACTGCTAAAGTTGGAAATGCAGAATCAACAGTATCGCAGGTGAGCAGTGTTGTTGCCGGACTTAATGGCAAAGTTAGTTCGATGCACACAATCAAAACGCAAGCTATTGCTGGTGGACGGACTGCTGTTGCCGGTATCGCACTTGGTGCAAATCAAGAAGAAAGCTCGGTCATTGTTATGGCTGATAAATTCGGGATTGTGGCAAATGCGAATGACGGTAATGTAAAACCAGTGTTTTCTGTTGCAAATGGGCAAGTAGGTATTCGTGGTGATTTGGTAGTAGCTGGGTCGGTGACGAGAGATAAGTTGTCATCTAGTGGTGGTGGAAATCTGTTGATGAATCCACTATTTGACAATGACGGTTACGGCTGGCGTGATGCAAACGCTAAAGGCGGTGATTGGAATAACTGCCCAAATACTTGGGTAGAACAACGAATCCAAAACGATAACAATTACACGCCGAAAGGACTAGAAAAAGAACGTTGGCGCTGGCTTGGAATAAGTGGAACAGTCGAACAATTCAACATCGCAGCAGACAGACAGCCATGGGTTGATGTCGTACGAGGATTTCAAAGTGTTGTTAAAGATAAGTGGTACATTTTTTCTGCTTATGTTGGTGGCTGGAATTGTGGCGGACAAGTAATTGTTGAGAAGTATTCTGCGAATGAGCAAAGTTATCAAGGCGTTGTCGCATCAGCTTACGTTGGTGCAGGTAACGTACATAACAAACCCTCTAATTATCTTGATGCGCCAAGTGGCTACTTTGAGCGAGGTGTAGCACAAGATACCAAGCGAGTTTTTGTTAAATTTAAAGCTCCGGATACAGGCAAAGTGCTGTTTGTTTTTAGGGTGCATTTGTACGCTAAAAATGTTACTGCAGCAGACTTTTATGTCGCCCGCCCAATGCTTGAAGAGTGTACCGAGCATACGACCGAACCAAGTCCTTGGCAAAATGCTGGAGTAACTCAGGTTCACGGTGGCAGTATCATTGCAAACACAATCCGTGGCGACCATATACAGGCTAATCAGGAGATTAGAGCGCCAAGAATAACTGGTGGTGTCATTACTGGTAACACCGTTAATGGTGCAACAGTTAATGGTGGAACGGTTAATGGTGCAGTGGTAAGCGGCGGGACAGTAAAAGGTGCAATTGTCGAAGGTGGCGTAATCAAAGGCGCAAGACTGGAAGCAGTAACTGGTAAATTTACTGGAACGCTTGAAGTCAATCAGTTGGTTGGTGGTAATTTGTGTGAGGTGTTTATTGCTAGGGTTTATAAAACTATTGATTTTTATCAAGCGTGGATAAATGTATCCGCCGCACCTGTCAAGAGAATTTTCTTTATCGTAAATTCACATAAAACATTCACAGTTGAGGCTAATCAATCACACAGATATTTATATACGCACCACGGAGAAAATACACCGCCAGAGTTTTTTGATGTTGGCGGTGGCGCCCCAAAAATCTGCGTTACAGCATATGCAGTATCAAACACAACAACAATGTCTCAATAAGGAGTAAAAAAATGAAATTCATCACAAAACAAATCGAAGATATTCGTACTGGTGCCATGTCAGAACATCATGCAGTCACAGGCTTGCAAGTTGACTATATCAATAATAGTACATTTGTCACTATTGCATCTTATGTATCAAAAGCTAAAAAGGATGAAGGCAAAGAATCCTTATCTGTAAATACTTTTACTATCCAAGCGGTGCCAGGTTGGGAAAAAATCCCTTATGAATGGGCTTTAGGTGAGCTAGTTAAGGCTCAACCAGAAGATTTTAGCCCTGAAACATATATAGGCTATGTAAACCCATATATGTTTGCCGGTGGAAAAGTAGAGCAGTAAACAACAAAACAACCGCACTTTTAAAGTGCGGTTTTTTATTGGAGAGAATATGGAAAATATCGAACTAGAAACAGTGCGTGGCGATGATGATGGATGGTCTTTCGAACTGCTAGAAGATGATGAATCTCAATCAGATTTAACTGGCTCTCGTTTTGATATGTGGATCAAACCAAAGAAAGGTGAATTGATTAAATTATCAACTGAAACAGGTGAGATAACTGTTAATCAAAATATTGTGACCGTTTCTATCTCACACGATAAAACACAAGGAGCAAAATGGGAATTTGCTACCTGGGATTTACAATGCACTAGTCAGCAAGGCTTGGTTCAAACGCTTGCTGGTGGTGGATTTACACTTATTCATGACGTAACGGAGGCTGAGTGATCATTAAGCTAGTTAAGCGGACAAAGCCAAAAATCAAAGTAAAAGTCCGGCTAATAAAAGAAATTGGCGATACTCAAAAAGTCCCATCATTATCAGATTTAATCACATTCTACAAAATAGGAGCCTTATAGTATGGCAAGACCAGAAATTACCACAGTTTTAACAGAGTTCGCTGAGTACTTAGGCCAAGAAAATAAGAAAATCAAAACCGCAATCGGAAATCTTGAGAGCTTACCGACAACGCATAAAGATTCAATCGTTGCTGCGATGATTGAATTCGGACAAAGACTTAATGAATTATCAAGCGGCGCATCAGGCATTAATGACAGTGCGACAAATGAAACGTCAACATTATCAGCGAAAAAGATTATTGAGTTAGTTAATCAAGCGAAAACCGATGCGAAAAGCGAAATCTTGGGCGGTAATGTTGCGACAGAGCTAGACACTATCAAAGAATTAGCCGAAGCGTTAAATGGTATGAAAACAGGCGAAGATGGATTGAATAAACTCATTCAAAAAATCTCACAAGCTAACGAGGCATTAACTACACTCAATCAGAAATTCACTACTCTAGATAATGTGAATCTAAAAGACGCATATAACAGAGGTTACAATAAATAATGACATTTCAAACTGGCGTAACTGAATTCGCTGAATTTGTCGGCAGTGAAATTAAGCGAATAGAAAAGAAAATTCCGGCAGATGGTGGGGGTAGCCAATCCAGCGATTCAACGATAATCACTGGAAATGGCCGACCAGATAAACCTGACACAACAGGCGACGTATTAAATGGCGTTGCAAATAAGATTAAAGGTAACGAGCCAAACGGAACCCTTTATAATTCAACAAACGGTGCAGGCGTTGGGGCGTACTTGTGGCAGAAGCAGAATAATAAATGGGTTGTTATTTCTGGCGACACTGGCTCTAGACGAATGAGTAGAGATAGTGTGAATATTAAAGAGGGAAGTATAACCCTAAGACGAGTGAACAATACAGTTGAGTGTTCTTTCAGTAAAGGTCGTTGGGACACCATCTCCTTTTACGGGAGCAGTAATTCTAAATTTACACGAAAAAACCACGCAAAAAGAATGGATATTCTACCTAATAACAAAATACCATTCGGCTTTCGCACTAGTATCCCTGTTATGCTCCCATTCTATAGCGATGACGGTGATGAGATTGCTACTGTGTATGTTGCTAGTATAGGTGATAGAGCTTATATCGAGTTGAGATTCAGGGATAAAGTGCCAACGGCGGATATGGACTATATGCGTATGCCTGTAATCTCTTGGATTACAGACGACCCATTCCCTGATGCTCTGCCTTAA